TAACAAAAATAATATCATTTATAGGAACGCCTGCAAGTGTTAAAATTCTTCCCGATAACCCATATTCACTAGGTCGTTTTACAATACCATTAACACTAACTTGTATAGAGTCTCTTGAAGGAGCGACTCTTCCCAAAGTATATTGTGAACCTCCTTCAGAAGTTAACTCCTCTGATTTTATGAAACCAAAAAATGGTTCGTTGCCTACATAAGCCATATCATTACCTTTAAGTTAAATTATTTCGTGACTTCTGGTCTTAAATGAATTTTTCCTTCTACAATTCGTGTGATTATACCAAGACCAGATGCAACTTCGACATCATAATAATAATAACCAGATATTATTGCAGCTGATGCAGCTGCAGTTAAATTCAATGTAATAGTTCCTTCTGCAGCAACTAATGTGGTAGCAGAAATAGTATGAGAGGTTGTAGAAGTGTAGTTTTTTCTCATCTGTGAACTAATTGTAGCACTAGATAGATCAATTAAAGTACCTGCAAGATCCTTTGCTGTAACTACAACACTCCAATCAGTACCTTGATCTATATTATAATTTGTGATAGTTGCCATACCTACTAATTCCTTTAAATATTATATATATTTATAATACTATATCCGTCTCTTTTACGCTTTTTCGTTTAATACTTCAATTAAAGTATCATTTTCAGGATAATATAAGTATTTAATTCTACTTACAGAAAGTGCTTGTACAGCATCATCTAATGTCTCAACTAATGGTTCACCACCTAAATTGAAAGAAGTATTAAATAATACAGGAATTGCTGTTTGTTTATTGAACTCTTCTATCATTTCATAAAATACAGGATTTTGTTCCTTTTTCAAAGTTTGAATGCGACAAGTACCATCTACATGAACAATAGCAGGAATTTTCTCTTTATACCCTTCATTACAATACATAGCATACATCATGTGAGGAGACTCTTTTAAACCCCTCATATCAAACCATTCATCTGCATATTCATGTAATATAGTTCCTGCGAATGGTCTAAAATATTCTCTATGTTTTACACTATTGACATAAGCCTTACCATCCTCTGTTCGAGGATCAAAAAGAATAGAACGATTACCTAATGCTCTTGGACCATTCTCACAACTACCCTGAAAGAGTGTAACAATATTTCCTTGTAATATTAGTTTAACAGCATCTTCACTATTTATTTTTTTTGTAGTCCCGTTATATTTTTTAGCTATGTTTTCTATTTCATCGTCTGTATATTTATACTTCGGGCCTAAAAACAAACTATCGGCATATTCATTAACCTTTTCATCTTTATTAATTACATGATGTGCAAACAACGCAGCACCAATAGAGGTACCCGCATCATTTGAAATTGGTTCAACATATAAGTTAATACCTTCATCTTTTAATTGACCAAGATACCAATAATTAGCAACACAATTTAATCCATAACCACCAGACAATACAACATTTTTATTACCACTCATTTCAACTGACTTACGAATCAAATCAAGAACCATTTGTTGTGATTCTGTTTGGATAGCATAAGCCATGTTTCTACGATTTTCTAATCTACTAACATCACACGCAGGTTCTAATGGGTCAGGATCATTTAAATAATCCCATCTTCCTTCATTTACAGCTGCACCATTTGGATATGTTGGTATTATTAAATTACGATCTGCTGTTTTCCATTTTCCTCCACCACCATCATTATAAATATCTGGAAATTTATCACACGGTTCTCCATAAGGAAATAATCCCATGGTCTTACCTGCTTCAATTGGACTCCATCCACAATAACGCGTTACTGCCTCATATGCTTTTACAATACCAGCAGAATCATCAAGACAAAGTTCAAATGTACCTTGTTCATTTTCTCTTGAAGCATCAAACTCAGGTTGTATAGTACCATTCCAAGGTCCTCTACCACCAAGATGTTTATAGAGTGTTTTAAAATCTGCAGGATAAGAACATTCAATAATTGATTCAAGTTCCCATGTCATTTCTTGCTGACCATTTATTTCCATAGGAATATAAGTACCTGCACCATCAACAACTAATGCAACTGCAGAGTCAAATCCAGAACGATAAAAAGCACAAGCCGCATGCATCTTGTGATGCCATTTATCCATGTGCCAGACTTGTTTATTCGTATCTTCTATAAGACGTAATTTTCTTGCAAGTCCACTATATACATCACCACCAGAAAATTCAACATTACTTTCATCTGGTTGTGTATGTGCTATAATTAAATAATCTAGTTTATCAGTATACTCTAAAATTTTAACCATACAAGCATAAGGACCACCATCATATTTTTGTCTACTCAACCTTTCTTCTTCTACAGCAAAAACTATTTCTCCATCTTTAAGTAAACATAAACTAGCATTATGACCTCTTGATATAGCCGCAATCCACTGACTCATTCATTATCTCCCATCAACTTCAGACCTTGTGGTATACTAATAGGTGCTGGTTCATGGTTACATTTATCCGTATGTACATGAGATTCATCCTTCTTCTTACTTTCAAATTTACTTCCTTTACCCATGAATTTTTTTACTGAGGATACAACTGTTTGGATTTCTTCATCTGACATAACAATAGAATCATTATTAGCACGATCCATCTCATCATCCATAGTAAGTCTAATAGGTGAGTACTTTCGTTTATCTTTACCAACGTCTATAATATCGAAATCTTTTTCACCAGGATATGAAATATTTATTGGATAAGTTGACCCGATAACAACAGTTGCAGTTTTATTAAGTGCTTTTACAATATGTTGTCCTAATGAATCACAACCAAGAAAATGATCTGCATTATAAATCATTGATGCCCACAATCTCAAATCTTTTTCTTTGGGCACAGCAATTGGATGTGCATCGTTTTCTGGTATATCTACTGGCATTTGAGTCATCACAACAATTCCATATTCTTTTCTCAATTCTTGAATAATAGAAACAACATTTGCAGATTCTATAGAACGTGAAGTTGGGTCAAGAACAGCTGGTCCTATTTGTTGAACAGATCGACCAAATGGTTGAAATACTAGTATTTTATTTTTTTTAGTTCCGGATTTAATATCTTGAATTACTTGATACCCTTTAACTAATTCTTCTTTATTTAAATTAATTTCAGGATGGGGAAGGACACGAGGTTCATTCAACTCATTAATAATAATATCAAAACCTTGTGCTAAACTACATTTTTGATTGAAGTATTCGTTGATTCTATATGGCTCTGGTGTTATAACATCTTTATCTTTTAGATGACCTTCAAAAAGATTTTTATGCCAAACTTCAAAAGCATGCTTATGTAAGGTAGGATGACCACGATAAAAATCCATTCCACTTTCACATACTATAACAAAATCTTTATCACCTGAATCTTCTGCATATCTTTCTAATGCCGGTATAGAACAAAGAACACGTCCCGCTCCACCATTAATCATAAAAGCCTTTGATCGACTACCCATAACAATTCACCTCAAGAAAACAATTAATAATAATTACATGATTATTTATACGACATTTTTATCTATGGAGCGTTCTCATCAACTCCAGCAATCGGCCACATTTGTTCTATTGCTTTTTTATCTTCAACAGACCTATCTGCGATCTTTACATAATGGTCATTAAAAGGTTTAGGTTGACCTGATGCTTCAAAATCAGCTTCTGATTTCTGTTTCTGTGGGTCTTTTGGCCACTCAATCAACTCATTCGGTACAACAGCCCAATCTGCTGGCAAATCTCTTAATAGTTGTCGATAATCAGTCCACTCTTTTTTAATAGAAGCAGGTATATCGTCAGCTGCTACGTTGGAATCAGTAGATTCTAATATCTTATTTCTTTTATGACGTATCCCGTCATCGTCAAGATTAACTAAGTTACTAGTGTTATCATGATAACTTAAATTCTTAAACTGTTTTGTTTCAGGATCATATATGTTCTTGACCACCTCAAATCTATCGAAAACTTGACTTGGATAAGTCGGATCTTTAATAGAACTATTAGGTACGGCATCAGGCCCAGTTTTTATTTCATAGCGTTTTAAATTACCAAATGGATGGTAGGTTTCTGTAGAAGGTCCAATCATTCCCGCTATAAGACATTCCTTATCACCTGCTTTAGCATCCAATTCAACTGCATACACATCACCGGGTGTTGGACGTTCAGTCATATCATCAGCATCCCATGCCTGTTCAAGATGATTACCATCTTTAGTTAACCACAAAATTAATTTTTCTGGACCTTCGTATTGTATAGTACTAGTTTTTCCCAATACATCAGCTTGCCCATAGCGTTCATCAGGTATTCTGTATGTAAGTAATGTTTTATATATTGCCATTATTATTCATCCTTTTTATTGATAAGTTACTTTGACTAATCCACCAGCACCCCAGAAACCCCAACAAGCACTTGATGTTGCCCTACCCAGACCAGTTCCACCACCACCTGGGAAATTTGAATGTGCAGAACAACAAGGAAAACTTGTCGTACACCAGTCTCCACTCATACCACTTGATGTTGAAAATGGTCCTGAAGGTACACCCGCTATTGTAAAAGCTTCTTGACAGCAAGTCATAGATTGGAACAAATCACCTGAAGTCCCCGTATATCCCATACTTTTAGCTGTTGGTACTTCTGGTATACCACAAAAACCCGGATTGGTTGCTGACTGGACCCAAGTACTATTATAAAGTCCAAGATTACATTGGGCACTTAGCTGGCAATTATAACAACTAGACATTACATCCCAACTGTTAGGTCCACCACGTCCACCAACCGCACAAAAATTTGTTAGACCATCTCCTGTAACATATGATATACAACCATCCCTACATGCTGTACAACAATGACAACAACATGAACAATTTGAAGTTCCTGCTGCACATAAAGTATATGATGATGAACCTGGCGTAAAATCACTATCTTCAACAAGTAGTTGTATCATTGCATAGTTTCCACCTTGTCCACCAACAGGTACGTCATGATCACCACCAGACGAACCACCTGGTCCACCGCCACTTAAAACTTCAAACTTAATACTAGATATCCCTGCAGGAGCAGTCCATGCTAAACAACATCCTCCATTTTGAACAGTCCAGTGATTTCTATTAAAAATCGTAAATTCTTTTGATACCGGCGCGCCGACTGCAGCCACACCCATGAGTGTTTTAAAACTAACTACTGCCATGATTTTCCTCCTTTAATATATTTACTCATTGATATGTTATTTTAATTAATCCACCAGCACCCCAACCACCAACACATCCTGTACTAGAATTAACAACACGTCCTGCTCCACCACCTCCTGGGAAAGTACTATGTGCACTACAGCAAGTAGGTCCTCCAGAACAAGCCATATTCGACATAGCATCTAATCCGCCACTTGAAAATGGTCCTCGAGGTGAACCAGCCCATGAAAACTGATATTGACAACAATCATAAGCTTTAAACCATCCACCCTGTGATCCTTGCATACCATAATCTGATCCCCAAAATTGGTCATGACATAAATCAGATACCCAACCAGCATTATAATTTCCAACACAACATGATGCATGTATTTGACAATTATAACAATTGGAAAATATATCCCAGTTTGTATGACCACCTTGTCCTCCTATAGCACAAAAATTTTGAAGGCCTGAACCTGTTGCATATGAAGTACAACCATGTTTACAATTCATATTACAACTACAACAACATGAACATTCAGAAGATCCTCCTGCACATAACAAATATGTAGATTCATTACCTGCAGTTGAAACAAAATCTGGTATCATTACCATATCTGTTATTACTCCAGCTACAATAGTTGCTTCTACTTTTCCACTTTGACCCCATGAATAAGAGTTACAATTTGCGCATGTAACTGGATGACTCGTACTACCACGAAAACAAACTTCAGGTGTAGAAGTATATCCCGTTCCACCATTTGTTATATTAAAATCTGTTAATTTTCCTTGAGAAACTGCTACAGTAGCTGCAAAACTTGAACCACCACCACCTGAAATCATAACGTCTGGAGGTTGTACCCAACCAGCACCACCAGCAGTATTACTAATAGTTTTAACTGCATAACCACCACCTTGACCTCCAATACCACCATCATGATCTCCACCTGATGAACCACCAGGACCACCGCCACCAACTAATTCAAATTTAATTTGACTTGTATGAGTTGGTACTGTCCATTCTAAACAACACCCACCGTTAGTGACAGTCCAATTACAATCATTAAAAATATGAAATGTTTTCGGTGCAGCCGAAGGAGGTATTACTGGAGGTGCTTGCCACGCTAATAATGAAGTTAAGTCTACCATAAATTTATCCTACGTTTGCAATGTTTTCGATTTGTTTAAGTGCATCTGCATCTCCTACTGCTCTATCTACAATCAAAACTAGATCATTTTTATCTGTTGTTTCATCATAACGTGTATCCACAGTTTTTGGTTCTGTCGGAAAAACAATAAATTCATTCGGTACATCTGCCCAATCAGCAGGTATATCTCTTAACGTCTTTCGATAATCATGCCATTCCGTAATCAAATCAGCTGGCATATCCTCATTAAACATATTATCAGAACCACTTAAATAGCCATTTCTAATTGTTCTAATACTTTCATCAGTACGATCTTCGGTTGTACCAGTTCTATATTTTAAAGGTTTCCATTTACCAGTAGCAGGATTATATGCATCAACTGCTAAATCTTGTTTAGCATAAACTTCCATTACAGAAGAAGGATCTGGTATAAATTTATTTTTTTGATCGGCAGGTCCTACATCAACTTCATAAAGTTTAGGTTTCTTAAAACAAAGTCCACTAATTGAGTCATCACCACTTAATTTTGCTTCAACATTATCATGTCCACCTGCAGGTGCTAACATTCCAGCACGAAGCGCCATTTCATCACTTTCAGTAGCATCTAACTCAACTTGATAACAATCAAGTGGCATAGGTCGTTCTGTCATATCATCTGCATCCCAAACATGCATAATATCATTTTTTCCATAATCTTCACCTTCTGTATTATCTGTTTTACATAACCATAAAATTAATTTACTAGGTCCGTGATACACTTCTGTAGATGTTTTACCTTCTGAATCAACCATACTATGTCGTTGATCGGGAACTTTATATGTTATGGTTTTATTAATCCAAGCCATTTATTTTACTCCTTTAACAAATTGTTTCAACATTAGATTATCTTCATCTGTTCGATCTGTGATTTTAATATATGGTTGATCTGGATCATCCATTAATGGATCTTTTGTATCATCATCTGGTGCTATTGGTTCTCTAATTAAATCTAAAGGTACATCTGCCCAATCGGATGGTAAATCTCTTAATTTTTTACGATAGTCTAACCATTTTTGATTTAAGTCGTCTGGCATATCAGTATTTATAGAATTGTCTGATACACCTAAAGCATGATTACGTTTCTCTCTTACTAAATCCCATGTCCATGATTCTGTTCCCGTATCATCTCGCATTTCACTATAATTTTTAAAATGGTCAATATATTGTAAAGGTAACCATTTTTCACCATCCCAATCATCTACAGGGATACGATAAACCTCACGAACATCAGTAGGATCAACAACTCTACCATTTGGTTCAGTATCAGGTCCAACATCAACTTCATAAAGTTTTGCTATAGGAATACCACCCCACAATAACATCATCCTTACTATATTTTCACTTGTATCAGAATTAAGTTCCATTACATACAAATGTAATGGAAGGGGTTGTTCTGGTACTTCATCGGGATGCCACGAACTAACAACTTTATGAGATCCCTTCTCCATATATAGTACTAATCTAGTAGGACCTGTATAGACCATTGAAG